CTCCTCCCAGTCCTGAGGACTTAACCTGTATCGGCGCAACATCTCAGAGTCATCGATCTCATAGGGTTCCCCTCCCTTTAAGACCTTATACTCGAGGAGCTTCTCGACACGTGTCCTCGCGACCATAACCGCCGCCATCTCACCCTTCTGTGGCTTCAAGGTGAACGTTCTCTGCAATCGGTGCAAGAAACTGTGGTTTCCGAAGTGGACCAATCCTCGTACTACCTCACAATTCCAGATGAAGGCTCTTCTCTCCAAACCCATGACGCGCGTTCCAGGGAGGTCACCAAAACAGGATCCCATCAACCTCATTATCACGCCAACGTTGGTAATTGCCCTCACCACACCTTTCGTGTCGAACACCGGGGAATGCTTAAGAAACTGGAGATCATGCATTGTTTCACACAGATCAACAGTAACGATGTAGCCCGCATCCTCGGCGGCAAGCGGTATCAGAGCGGCACACTGTTGTTTGGTTAGTGCGTATGGGCGCTCTGGCTCCAGGTCATACGGCTTCAGCTTCTCCAGTATCGCTGCATAGATCAGGAGGTTCGCAATGTTGTTGATCAGCGTTGTTAACACCGACCCACTGTACAAGACTGGCTGCGCAGGCTTAAGCTTGGCGCTCATTTTCTTGTACGTATAACTCCTAATCTTGAGTTTCAACTGGCACTGTCTAATCGCTTTTTCAATGTACATTTCGAAGGGTGTCCCCTTCACTAGCTTTCTTAAAATCTCGAATGGTTGCTCAGTGTGTGACGAGTCACACGAGACTATATCAAGATTCGCCAGGAGGATTCCATCGAGGCATCGGATGGCGATGCAGGAATCGTCAGAAAAGTACTTGAAGCAGATCTTAGTTACCGTTATGAGGTCTCTGAAGACTCTGGCAAGAATGTGTGGATCCGGGGAAGGGACAAACTCAGCACCATTTGTGTGCGAGAAAGTGTCCTTCAACCATGAGATTACGGCACCAGCACAAAAGCTGGAGTGAATCCCAAGGTTAATGAAGAGCCGAGCATACTTGCCTAATCGTGCCCACTCTTCCGGTTTGACTTTACCTTCAGCGATGTCGGAGAATATTGAGTTATAAAAATCAGCATTGATCAAGATTTCAGAGAGTGCCAACCTCCTGAGTATCTTCTTGGTCTTGCTTTCCTCCACATAGGTTACAGCCATATCCACAAAATCAGTGATTTTATCACTCTGGTCTTTAACACGGTTCCGGATAGCTTGGAAAATTTGATGAACCGTGCGCATCACCCGGACTGAGCGACGTTGGTTATTCTCTAACCTAACGTGATATCCAGGGCGGCTAGGCTCTCGGAGCCCAGTCTGGCGGCGAAGCGCCGTTGACATATTCTTATTATTACGGGCATATATTATGCCTTGGTGCCAGAAAACCGGCCCAAAGACGGTCTTGTATGAACCATCTGGTATCTCGGCGTATTCTGGGAAGTCCAGGTCACCCCTAGTGAAGAACTCTGGGGTGAGTATCCTAAATTTCCTGGACATCAAGTGTGCTTTCACCACATTACAGTCAACGGTCTTCATTCGATAAACGCCAACAGGGTGCGCGCCGTAAGCACCCCGGCGTAGTCCTTAGGTCCAGTCTAAAACTAAAGTCTGGGCAGTATCGGATTCCATCCATGCGGTTTCACAAAGATTGCGATACCGCATAGCCGTGTCGAGACGTTCAGCCTCAGTCATGTTAATCCGCAAAACGTCATTAACCCTCATCGTGTTGATAAACAACGCGATGGAGTACTTCGTTGGCTTCACCATGCCAATCTGGTCAAACAGGTAACCAAGGGCAAAATGGTTCCACCGCGCTGGGGCGTAATGTGTGTAGCCCCAGGCTTGCGCAGTGGTGATAGTCATCCCATCGTTGACCTGGTGGTTATAAAACCGGCCAAACATAGGTATAACGTCTCTAACATAACCACCAACTGCGGCGAAATCGAGTGCAGGTGTGGCAGCCCATGCTGCTATTAACAGACGTGTTCGTCCTGCCCATGCACTGAGATTGAGGAGATATGCTGGCAAACCAGGAATTATAAATAACAACCATGGTAGTGCAGCTACAAACGGCGCCAAATCTGCGCAGAAATTCTCTACAGCCAATAAAGCGTCTATAAACCTCCATATTAGGTCATGGCGTGGTAAGCTGTAGTAAATATTTCCAGCGTCCCAGCCAGCGTTGAACTGAAGGAGTTCCTCCTCATATTTCTCTCTTTTCTCGCGCTTAATCCTCTCACGTTCTTCCTCCGGACATGGGGGAGGAGCGGATGTTTCATCCTTATGACTACGTTCGCGTTTCTTTTGGGAGTTCCGGCCGCTATCAGAGCCGCTCGAATAATCACGCCGCCCGCTTCTGTGGCGGTTTGTATTTGCCTCCTTGGCACGGCGTTTACGATCAGCGTTCTCGTCAGCCAGCGTGTCATCGCTGTTGGTCCACTCTCCATTCGTGCCATTGATTTGGCTCGCCACTTCAGGATTCACGTAATGCTCAAACTTGGTTACCCAAGCGAGTAGCAATCTAGTGACTGCTATTATGATCCTCCACGTTATGGATGACGTAACTAGTTGTGTCATTGCCAACACAACAAGTGTCATGGACACTAGCGCCATCGCTTGCGCTAGTACGGTTCGCTTAAACTCCCGCTCTGGTCGGTAGACGATTTCAAACACGTCATATATGGTCCAAAAATACACCATGCACGCAATTGCGATGACAACTGTGATTTGGTGCACTCGCATGAGCCACCGCTGGAAAGCGAATCCTGCGGTGACGGTATCATAGATGCAGAGAGCGGTGAAATACAATTCCAATTCGCCCCCAAATGGGACCATTCCAAGCCAGTGAACATACTGCTTGCTCACGGCCACCAGAGCCCACCCTATTGGGACAAGTGCAAAGACGACTAAGGCTCTGCACATCCGATTGAGATTGTCTCCCAAACCGGGTATGTCAACCAAAAAGAGTAGTAGTACTCCAAGGCCCAACGTCACATACATCTGATGCTCATCAGCAACCCACTGCCTAGGTGCTATTAGAGGATCAGCGCGTGCTGGCTGTGCGTAGACAACTATTGCTGTCAAGAGGGCCAATTTCTTCTTGAGCTCGTACCTAAAAGTCTCAAGAAAGAACAGAGCCAAATATATGAGCCACATGTAGAAACACACTTTGTTAACTCTTTCGAGTATAATGGTCACGATGACGTAGGCGCCAAAGATTCGGCAAGCTTTCCACGTAACCCATGACCATATCATGCGAGACATCCAT